AAAGGGTTGAATCAAGATACGGAATATTCAATAGTAGTGAGGAAGAAATAATGACTGGAAAATACGTACCAATCGAAGATGTGGCGAAACACTTCTCTGTTTCCATATCAACAATCCGTGCATGGGTTCGTCAACAAGACATACCACAAGACACTTACATAAAAGTAGGTAGTACTTATAGGTTTTGTATTGATGATGTAGCGGATGCACTAACTAAAGCAGAGAAGAAAAAAGAGGAGCCCGTGCTTATGGAAGCAGGTGCTATTAACTTTGACGATGACATATAAGGGAGATTTAGAATGTCAAATAACTTATCTATGAATTTTAAGATTGATAATGTGGAGGCTATGTGGCCTCGAATAAACCGTACATATAAGTACGATAGCACGGAGCAAAGATCAGTTCCTTGTAATCCGACCGATGAAGGTTCTGCATATACATTGCAGTTTCGTATGTCCGAGGAACAAGCAAAGGCATTATATAAGCAAATGAAATTAGCTTATGAGTCAAAGAAAGAAGCAAATTGGCCTGAGAAGTTTGTTATGCCTTTTAAGAAAGAAGAAGACGGTACATATACGCATAAGGCTAAATTAAAAGGTGCTTATGGCAATGAGGCTACGAGAAAACCTGCACACTACGATGCGAAAGGCGTTAAGTTACCTGATGACTTTATGTTAACTAATGGTAGCCTCGTTAACGTTGCTGTAGTTTGTGTCCCGTATAATATGCGTGATAACGGTGTGTCATTAAGATTAAGAGCAGTGCAAGTTGTGGATTTAAAACCTATGAAGGAAGACAATCCATTTACTGCCGTTGACGGGTTTGAAGCTAAAGAAGCTGATGAGAATCCGTTTGAAGACGACGCACCTATAGAAGAGCCTAAAAAGGTAGCTACCAAACCTGCACCCGAACCTAAAAAAGGTGCAGATAACTTGGCGTCTTTAGTCGATAACTGGGATGACGACTAACACTAGAACCTTACCACGACTAGGATAATTTCCGAAAAAGGTGTGTACCGACACCTCTGTCGTGGTGACTCTCGGTTTTGGTGGATAGTATGGAAACAGATATATTTTTAAAAAGTGTGCTTGCAGATGGTGGTCTGTATGGTTTGTTAGCACTACGTTCTAGCGATAATGGTAGAATACAAAAGTTCTATCCTACAGTAGGACATTTAATAGATGGAGCCGTTGCCTTTGATGAGAAAGGTTACGATTCTTACTTCGGCTTGGCTACGTATGATAAAGACGGGTCTAGAAAAGCAGACAATGTAAAGGAACTTAAATCATTTTTTCTCGACTTGGATTGTGGTCCAAGCAAAGACTATGCGAACCAAGGTGACGCTATAACCGCATTGCGTAGGTTCTGTAAAGAATTAAAATTACCTAAACCTTTGACTATAAATTCAGGTAGAGGTGTGCATGTATATTGGATATTAACGGAAAGCGTAGGTGCAGAGAATTGGTTGCCTATTGCTACCCGCCTTAAAGGTCTTTGTGCAAAGCATAACTTGTTAGCAGATGTTGCCGTGACGGCTGACGTATGTCGTGTACTTCGAGTACCTACAACGCACAATCATAAAACAGACCCTCCTACAGAAGTAACTTTCTTTGGTTTTGATGCACCTCCGTTAGTAGACTTTGATGAGTTCGCTGAATTGCTTGGTGATGATCCGATAGATATACCTAGAAGATATGTACCTAGCGAGGACAATTTTCCAAGTGACAGAGAAAATGTGTTTGCAGATATTATTACAAAAACTAAAGCAAAAAAAGGCTGTGCTCAGATAGAAAATATAATTAGGTATCAGCAAGATATAAGTGAGCCACTGTGGAGGGCAGGTCTATCTATTGCTAAATACTGTACAGACGGGGATGAAGCCACACATATTCTATCCAGGCACCACTCGGACTACACACAAGAAGCTACTAACAGGAAAGTAGAGGCTATAAAAGGCCCGTACTTGTGTAACACATTTGATGATTATAGTCCTGATATATGTAAAGATTGTATTCATTGGGGTAAGATAAAATCTCCTATAGTATTAGGGCAAAGAATAAAAGAAGCAACAGAGGAAGATAATGTAGTGGAGGCACCTGCGATTAACCTCCCAAATTCTCCTACTAATACATACACTATACCTATGTACCCAAAACCATATTTTAGAGGTGCTAATGGTGGGGTATATATAAGGACACGAAATGCAGAGGGGGATCCTGATGAGAAGATTATTTATCATAATGACTTATACGTAGTTAGAAGATTACGTGATGTAGAGATTGGTGAGGCAGTTGTGATGCGGTTGCACTTACCTAAAGATGGAGTAAGAGAATTTACTTTACCGTTAACTGCTGTTACATCTAGAGATGAGTTTCGCAAATTTATGTCTATGCAAGGTGTAGCCGTTACAAAGATGGATGAAATTATGCAATACACAACAACATGGGTAAATGAATTACAAGCAAACAGTGTAGCAGATCAAGCACATAGACAGTTTGGATGGACTGATGAAGACTGTAGTTCTTTTGTGCTTGGCAATCAAGAGATATTTAAAGATAAGATCGAGTTTAATCCTCCATCTACACAGACGGCAGGTTTATTTCCGTCGTTCGAGCCACGAGGCACTATGGAAGAATGGAAGAAAGCCATAAATTTCTATAACAAAGATGGGTTTGAATTACATCAGTTTGTGGTGGGCACGTCGTTTGGCTCTCCGTTGATGCAGTTTTCTCCGATAAACTGTGCTGGGCTGCATATATATAGTAAAGATTCGGGTGTTGGTAAGACTACAGCCATGGCTGCCGCTGTGTCCGTTTGGGGTAATCCTGACGACTTGATAATACACGAACGGGACACGTTCAACACTAAGATGAACAGAGGCGAGATATACCATAACTTGCCACTATATATGGATGAGTTAACAAACACGCACGGGCGAGAACTAAGTAACATAGCTTATCAGCTGACGGGTGGTAGGCAACGAGGTCGTATGGCTAGTGGCAGTAATACCGAGAGACACAGAGGTGAAGCGTGGAGATTACTTGCAGTTACTACTGGCAATACAAGTATGATAGAACGGATAAGTATTATAAAAGCTATGCCTAAAGCAGAAGCACAACGAATAATGGAGTGCCGTGTTAAACGTATGCACTTTGAGACTAAAGAAGAGACTGACGTGTTTAGCACATCTATAAAAGATAATTATGGACACGCTGGCAAACAGTATGTTCAATATATAATGGACAATCAATCTTCTGTTAAGAAGTTACTAGCAGATGTACAACAGCGTGTGGATAAAAAAGCGGGTCTGACAGCAGAGAATAGATTTTGGTCTGTACTAGTGTCTGCAACTGTTACTGGGATTATGATAGCAAAGCAACTAGGTCTAGTAGATTACGACTATAAGAAAATATTTAAGTGGGGCATATCACAATTATTAGAGAATAAACGTCAAGTATCAGACATGAACATATCTGTTGAGGAAATACTTAATGACTTCATACACGAGCATTGGAGTAATGTGTTGTGGATAAAGAGCACGGATGATTTACGTAAGCAACAAGATATTGACAATGATTCTTTGATTATACCCGAGGCTGTGCCTAGAGGTAAACTAGTCGCACGATACGAAACAGATTTAAAACGTGCATACTTATTACCAAAACCACTAAAGTCTTGGTGTGGTGAGCAACAGATAAACTACAATTCTTTTGTGCATGACCTTACAACGAAGTTAAATGCAAAAAGATCTAAGATAAGATTAAGTAAAGGTACACATATGAATCTACCTCCAGCCGACGTGATAGTTGTAGATTGTTCTGTAGAGAAGCTAGATGGCAATACTGAAGAAGTATGATCTTAACCCTGATGGGGTTCGTATAATAGTTAACTGGGATGACATGGTAGCAGGTTCTTCTGTGTTTATCCTGTCAGTTAACACCCAGGAAGCACTAAGCCAAATCAAAAGTGTGATGAACGATAAAGGCTGGAAGTATCAAATGCAGATACGTGTAGAAGACGAGAAGCTAGGCGTACGAGTTTGGCGATTGACTTAGATATCACCCCAGTATTCATTGCTGTGTTCTAGTAGCAACTGTCTCATCTTCGGGCTCAACGTAACGCCATTGTGCATTTTTGCTGACGATAAGTAGTGCATCTTCATTGATCTTAGTATACTTTCACCATTTATACCATGTTGAGGATGCCTATTATTATATTTTTCCATTTCTTTTAGTATGTCCTCAACGTCATCTCCCATACGTGTCGCTACATAAAATTTCTTTAATAACTTAGTTCGTCTCTCGTTTACAGCTCTGTCTATCTTTTTTAGTTGTTGGTTCTGCTCTTGTTTTAACGTGTAATCTGTAGGAGGAAAACCTATGACTTGGGAAAACAAACCCCCAGTAGATATATCATCATGTATAACATCACCACGTCTTGTTAAAATGCCTTCATCTCTTGGATATCTATACGCACCTTTATATACATTACGAAATGCGGCTGGTAACATGGCTTCTACACCACGTTCTATGTTCCCTTGATTTACATCTTTTACACCTCTACTAAAGGATTGATACACACTCCAAGCAGGTCCTCCTATAATGCCCATCAATAAATCAGCATCGGAGGCATCATCATTATAGGGATTATCTCTAAATAATAAATTAGATAGACCAATACGAGAAGATATGTCTGTGCCTAGTAAAGAAGATATTGGACCTTTGTAGGCAAATTCACCTATATGCTTACGTAATATTGTTTGAGCGTCGTCTTCTTCATCATCTAAGAACAAGTTAGCAACCGCCATTACTGCACCGATCAAAGGTAGTCCTGAAGCACCTGCTAATAATGTAGAGGATAGCACGATACCGTATAACTGATGTCTAGCCGCTTTCTTTACTTCTGCACTTTCACCTTTTAATGCAGTATCTAACGTTTTAAACATAGTATAATACATTTGTATACCGTATGACTTATACATAAGAGCTACACGACCTATGCCTTGTTGAGCAATCCTTGGTGCTGTGGTTAATGTAGCACCTCCGTTCATTTCTTGAGATCTATATATAGCTTCTTCAGCAGCTTTTTCTCTTCTAGCTGTAAGACTCATACCCTTTTCTTCTGCGGTAGGGCTTTTTTCCATACGCTGAAGTTCTAGCTGATATGTAGCTGTCATAGCCACTTGTCTGTTATATCGTTCAACTTGATGAAAAGAAAAAGCAGAATATGCGTTAGCTTTGTCCCATATACTTCTTGTACGCCCTGCTTGTTCAATACCGAGTGTGTCATAATACAAGGACCTGTTTAATCCACCTCTGTCACCCGCTGTTTTTACAAGCGTTACAAGATCGTTTTCTATAAATTTTCTTTTCTCTTTAGGCATCNTAGATAAATCTACGTCTTTTCTAAGAGTTAAATTACCGTTTGCATCAGACTCAAAGTAGTTATCTATAGACGGCATGCCTTTGACATCTACCTTACCTTTGCTAAGATCAACTCTTGATAACCTACGATGGAATCCGCTACTTGTAATTATACCCGACGCAAACGATATAGATTTGAAAGCGTTACCTGTTTTACTATATTTACCTTGCAATATAGGGAGCATCATCAATGGTACTTGCGATA